GACCCAGGCGCGAACGCCCTGGGTGGTTGTTTGTATTGCTTGCGCGAGTCTGGTCCAGACATTCGCCGTGTTTACGACATTGCCACAGCAGCAGGTTGGGATTTCGATCGGGCTTATGAGCGCATCGGGATTCCCGTTCATTTCGACGAGTGCTAGATGGCTACAAAGAGGTGCGTAAAATCCCGCGTACCGGCCTATGGGTCCCAGACGTTTTGACCTGGGCAATTTTACTTTGGTTCTAATAGGACCAATTACTTTTCAGGAGAATCTCCAAGACGGGGAACCTCCTCAATTTTCCAGCTTTACCATCACTCACCATAGAACATTGCGATATAGATTGTTGCGACGATGGGGACGGATCGAGCACAGTCTCGTCCACCTGCGAAGAACGCAGCCAATATTATTCAGGAGAGAGCCAAGATACGGAAAGCTGCGGCAGTTGGCCGCGAAGCTTCGCGAGTCAAGAAAGAGAACGATGCGAAAGCCGCTAAAGGTTCGGCAAAAGCCAAAGCGCAAGGGAAGTCTGTTAAGGGAGTTATACAAAGACACTCCAAAGCATACCTCAACGCATATAGTACATCTCACAATTTGTTGGTGCCATCCGTACTTTCGGGGGGTAAATCTATTCCAGTGAATGGTGTGGTCAAGCACCATACCACGTTGCACCCGGGATCGTCTACCTATCCAAACAACGCGTTGCGTAGTATGACGTTCGTCACGAACGTAGGTAATTCGGCCACCACGATGGTGACCGTCACTTTTCCAGATGGACAATACCTCAACTACGCGAACACCAGTATGGTGGACGCTACGACGCCGAATATTTACATCACTATGGTTGCACACAGTGTGGCCACGCTTTCACTCGCAGGGTGGGAAGGTGGTCCGACTGCAGCGAGGGCTATGAAAGCCTCGCTTAGCATCTCTAACAACTCTAACAACTATGCGGTAGGAGGCCGTACATATTTCACGAACTTAACCCAAAGGATCAAGTTCCCGAAAGCGCCGGTGACGATGATTACTGACGAGTGGAATGCAGTCTTCGACGTTATACGTGACGCCACGAGCACGAGAGACGACGATGGTCTGATTTACAAACGTTCCACTAACACATATACTTGTCACCCCATCGGAGAGCAGGAATACGTGAAGTTTAACGAGTTCAGAGGCAATCTAACTCCATCAGGGTTCTTGGAACACATTGGAGTATGGGCGCAATCACCGGACACAGCAACTGCTATGCCGGAAGGCACTGTGGCCACGGGCACACACACAGCTTCAGGGCTGGGCGGAGTGCACGAATACAGGCCTATGTCAACATTGGTTTTCCTAACGGAGCCAGCCACCAACGCTCAAGAGTACACTCTTACATCAAGGAGCACGTTCGTAACGAGGTGGCCATTGGAGACAGTTCTAGGCCAAAGCATGCGAGACTCAGCGACAGCAGAGTCGACGAAGATTAATCAACTCCGTCAAGATGCAGAACGCAAGAGCCACACGCCTCAGACAGGCGGCGGACCATCAACAGGAATCCCAGATAAGGGCTAGGAAATTGGCGGGTCTCATGTATCTGACGCGCAAGGATTAGCTGCAGCGTACACCGACCCTAACAACGTCGTTGTGCGTGGAGACACGATGTACATTTCAGGTACACACAAACATGACGAAGAGTCTAGTTGGAAGTCCAAATTTGGTGACTACATAGCGGATGCTCGCATCCCGCTTTCAGGACACTATTCGCCCGCGGGCGATTCACTTGGTCTGACTACCACACCACGGTACCAGCAGGCTCTTCAGATGTACTTATTGTATCATCCGAAGAACGTCGTGGGACACAGCTTAGGGTCGGCGATAGCCAAGAGGATATCAGATGACTACATGACTGGAGTCGGTGGGGAGGCACGTTACTACGGTGCTCCCTTTTCTCCGTTTACCAAGTTCCGCAAGCATGAGACTAGTTTCCGACACTTCGGAGACCCGGTTTCAGCCCTGGATTACAACGCTACTCAAACGTTATATAAGGGAAACCCGCACAGTTTTGAAGGGCATTGAAGCCCGCAATTTTGCTATTTTAGGGTCTAGTCAGATAGAGTGGTGAAGACCGCCAACGCCCAGTATGACTAGCGGTACGCGATCGCACGCGTGGAATTCGTGCGAAAATTTATGTTACCAGACATTTCTGGTAGTACTACACATCATTTTGATTTATTTGATGAAGCCGAGAAACTCCG